GACGGGTCTCTAGAGCAGCGATTTGTATTAGATAACGCAAATATCGATAGTTCATCAATCGTCGCTTATGTAGGGTCTACAGGGGTCTTAGGTAAGCAATACAAAATGATTGATAATATAGTTGGAATCAGTTCAATATCAGACACATATTTAATTCAGGAAGTTCAGGATGAAAGATACGAACTTCTATTTGGTGATGGTATATTTGGAAGAAAACCGGAGAATGGTGCAGTTATAACTGTTCAATACATTGTCACATCGGGTTCTGAGGGTAATGGGCCAAGTAACTTTAACTTTGCAGGAAACTTCTTAGGAGATAATGGACAGGTAATTACTCCTTCTACTATTCCAACAATTAACACAATCTCTGCAGCGTCTAATGGAGGCGACATTGAGAGTGTTGATTCGATTAAGTATTTTGCACCTAGACTGTATTCATCGCAATACAGGGCGGTTACAGCAAGGGATTACGAATCAATAGTACAACAAGTATATCCAAATACAGAAAGTGTATCAGTTGTTGGTGGTGAAGAAGTTGATCCACCACAATTTGGAACTGTATTGATAACAATCAAACCAAAAAATGGTGAATTTGTATCCGATTTTGATAAAACACAAATTTTAACAAAACTAAAAAGTTATTCATTAACAGGTATCAATCAAAAAATAGTTGACTTGCAGGTTCTTTATGTTGAAGTTGAATCTTTCATTTACTATGATACAACAAAAATTAGTTCAGTTAACGATTTAAAATCAAAGATAACGTCAGCATTAACAACATATTCAAAATCAGGTGATGTGAATAAGTTTGGTGGTAGATTTAAGTATAGTAAAGTATTGAATGTTGTTGATAATATTGATAAAGCAATTACTTCAAACATTACAAGAATTAGAATTCGTCGTAATTTAAATGCCCTTGTAAATCAGTTTGCTCAATATGAGTTATGTTTTGGTAATCAATTTAATGTTAAACCAGAAGGATTAAATATTAAGAGCACTGGATTTAAAATACAAGGAACAATTGAAACTGTATACTTTACTGATGTACCTAATGCAGATAAATTAACAGGAACTATTTCAATTGTTAGAAAAAATGCAAGTGGTGAAACAATAGTTGTTGTCAAATCAGCTGGGGTAGTTGATTATGTTCATGGTGAAATAAATTTATCTACAATAAATATTATCTCAACGGACAAACCAAACAATATTGTTGAAGTACAGGCATTCCCTGAATCAAATGATGTGATTGGATTGCAAGATTTATACTTAGATTTTAACGTTCCTAGTAGTCAAATAAATATGGTTAAGGACACAATCACATCAGGAGAACAAATATCCGGTGTTGGTTATAAAGTAACATCAAGTTACTCTAACGGAGAACTTTCAAGAACATGATTGGAACTGGAATAGACAAGCGTATACAAGTTCAGCAGATAATAGAAAATCAACTCCCTGAGTTTATCAGATCGGAGAGTCCTTTAGCAGTCGATTTTCTTAAGCAATACTATATTTCTCAAGAACATCGTGGTGGTGTTGTTGATATTACTGATAATTTAGATCAATATATTAAACTTGATAATTTAACTCCTGAAGTCATTGTGGGTGTTACAACACTTTCATCAGGTATTAGCACATCAGATACTACAGTCACTGTTTCATCAACTAAAGGATTTCCGAATGAATACGGATTATTTAAAATTAATGATGAAATTATTACCTATACTGGAATAACCACAAATTCATTCACAGGATGTGTCAGAGGATTTAGTGGTATTACTTCCTATACAGATCCAGTTAATAAAGGTGAACTTATATTCTCTACAAGTATTGCAGGAATTCATACTGCAACTTCCAACGTTCAGAATTTAAGTGTTCTATTTTTAAAGGAGTTTTATCAAAAGGTTAAGTCATATCTAACTCCCGGATTAGAAGATACAAAATTAAACACAAATGTAGATATAAGTAATTTTATAAAAGAATCTAAATCTTTATACAAATCTAAAGGAACTGAAGAGTCATTCAGAATTTTATTTAATGTTCTATATGGAATTACTCCAAAAATTGTTGACTTAGAAAATCGTTTAATTAAACCATCATCTGCTGAATATATTCGGAGAGAAGTTGTTGTTGCAGAAAGAATATCAGGTGATCCAAATAAGTTAATAGGACAAACAATTACAAAGTCTACAGACTTAACTACTTCAGGATCTGTATCTGAGGTTGAAATTTTTAGTAGATCTGGAAATTTAGGTATTACAACATATTATAAGTTAAATTTATTTGTGGGTTATGATGAAAGATCTGCAATACAAGGAACATTTACAATTCCCGGAAAAACAAGAGTTATTGAAGATGCACCTACAACTGCGACTGTTTTAACTGTTGATTCCACAGTTGGTTTTGGTACTACTGGAACTGTGGTTACAAATGGTGTTAATGGTATTAATACAATTACATATAGTGATAAATCAATTAATCAATTTTTAAATTGCACTGGTATTGGTAATTCAATACGATCCACTGATGATTTAAGAAGTGATGAATTTATATTTGGTTATGAAAACGGTGATTTAACAAAGAGAATTGAATTAAGAATAACTGGAGTATTATCTAATTTTGAACTTTTACCTAGTAGTGGTTCAAGTGTAACTCTTGAAGGTGAAAAGATAACAGTTAGAAATTTAGGTGAGGAAATACAAAATCCAACACTTCCAAGTGATAAGTCGAGAAAAACTGTATTCTTTAATTCATGGATTTATAATACTGCAAGTCGAATCAAACTTGATATTCCTGCTGCCACATCTGTGCCCGGAACAACATCAGATTTTAATCATAAATCAAAAATTGATAAGTCTCAATTAAAAACTGGTGACAAGGTTTCTGTTTTTAGAAGAGGTGAATTTATACCCATAGAAACAGATGTGACGGTTACTGTTGGTACAAATGATATTGGTTTAGGAGTATCTTTTACAAATGATGGAATAACAGAGTATGATATTCAAAGACAACTTGTAAAAGCAAATGCTGCATCTGATATTGATTTACAATTTGGAAATAATATAATCACAACCGATGTTCAAAATACTTATAATGATGAAGATGAAAATTATTATGTAGCATCATCATCAATGCCTTCATATTTAATTGAAAAGAGTGTTATTAAAGAAACACTTGGTTCTGGAATTGGAACAGTTCATACATCTGCAGGAATTCCACAGGCTGATTATTTTGCAACCAATGGTCAAAATTTTCAATTACTTGAAAGAAATCTTACAACTGGTTTATATTCAAAATTACAATTCAATACTGCAATTGATTTTATAACAGGTGATGCGATTGTATACTTACCTAATGAAGAACCTCTTGTTGGATTATCAACAAGTGCCATATATTATGCTGAAGTATTAAGTTCCAATACTACATCTAATAATATTCTTCGACTTTATCCTTCAAGATCTTTTATTACCGTAACTAATATTGATGCATCAAATCCACCTTATATTGAGTTTGATAGTTCAAATCAATCATCATCTACAGCAGAACATAAATTTATACTATTAAGACATAAAAATGAACAAATTGGTGTACAAAAAGTTTTAAGAAAGTTTCCTGCAGAAGTTAATATTAAATCAGGTGAATCCGTATCAACAGAACCGGGAACAACTGGTATTCTTAAGAATGGTGTTGAAGTTGCAAACTATAAATCTCTTGATAAGATTTATTTTGGCCCACTTTCTGAGTTTAAAATTTTAAATCAAGGTAAGAATTTTGATGTAATTAATTTACCTACAATTAGTATACCTTCACCCGGAACTGGAACTACTGCAATTGTTCAACCAGTTGTAAAGGGATCAATACAAGAAGTATTAGTTGATCAACAGCATTTTGATGTAGAAAGAGTCATGTCAATCACCATATCAGGTGGTAATGGATCTGGAGCAGTATTAAAACCTGTTGTTACTAAAAGACAAAGAGAAATTGAATTTGATGCTAGATTAAAAAGTGTTCAAGGTGGAGTTGATCAAATAAATGATTTAATTGAATTTAAGAGATCTCATAATTTAGAAAACGGTGAACCACTTGTTTATCATAACAATGGAAACTTATCTTTAGGTGTTGGAACTTATCTTGGTGCGAATACTGCACAGAATAAAACATTAATAAATGGTGCAACCTATTATCCACAGGTAGTTGGTATAAGTTCAGTTTACTTATATGAGAAATTTAGTGATTATACTGCTGGTATTAACACTGTTGGATTTACTGTTGAAAATACTGCAGGTACACATAAGTTTACTTTCTTAAATTTAAAAAATCATCTTAAATCTGTAAAAGTTATTGATGCTGGTTCAAATTATACAAATAGAAGATTAATTGTTAAACCTGTTGGTATACACACTGTTGATAATTCAGTTAATTTTAAAGATCATGGATTTATTACAGGTGATTTAGTTCAATATTCACCGTCAAGCGGTAATGCAAGTCATGCACCAGTAGGACTTGGAATTACTACACGTTATCGTGTTTTAAAATTAGATAATAATAAGTTTAGACTAATTGATGTAGGTGTTGGTGCAACAGACCCTAATTCAAATTATCTAAGACAAAATTTCCAAAGAATTTCTGAAGTGTTCACTTCAAGTAATCATGAGTTTTTCTTTGAACCAATCGTAGTCAAAGTGGATGCAATATATTCAACAGTATCTGCTGGTCGTACAGAATCATTAGTTATTACACCTAAAATACGTGGACAACTAGTAGATGGATATTTACATGAACCCGGAACTAACTATGGATCAGAAATTTTAAATTTTGAAAAGAAACCTAATATAAAAATATTAAATGGTAAAAATGCTGAATTAAGAGCGATTGTTTTTGGCGGTAAAATAATTGGATGTGATGTGATGTTTGGTGGTAAGGAATATACATCTGCACCAGATTTAGATTTAGTTGGTATTGGAACTGGAATTGGTGGAAATTC